GCCATTTGTTGTGCAGCTTGTGCCATCTGTTGTTTCATCATCATACGCTCTTGTGGCGTAGGTCTGATTGATTGTGGCACACCTAATTTCTCAGCAATGTAGTCCATCATTTCTTCTACTTTAATGGTTGTTTGTCCAGCGGGTCCAGCTTGTTGTGCAATCTGCGCATACTGTAAAATGTTTTGTACATCTTCCATATTCTGCGCCATTGCTAGTGGAGCAACAGGACTAATCTTCACTTCTAAACCATTTACTTTTAATGGTAATGTAATAATACCACGTTCATTCATCACTTGCAGTATTTTAGATACTAATGGAATCATGGTTTCATTAATGAGTCGACCAAATGCAGAACCTAAGTTCTGTGATAACTCTTTCATACGTTCTACAACTTCTGTTGCTGATCGTGCTGACATGTTATCAGGTGGTAATGATTCATCAAGTAAAATACGTTTGATGTTTTGACGTAAGTCATTCATTACAATTTGTGATACGTTAAAGTCACCGGCACGTGGTAATGGTCTGAGTGATTCACCTTGTGGACCACCGTTACGTGCGACAGGAATAATAGCACCTGGCATAATCTTCACTGTGTTAGGATTTAATACACCATCATCAGCTGCTGTATACACACCAGAAATTGACAGTGATGCGTTCTTTAACACTAACTCTAATGTTTTGTTTAAAGTTTTTACATCAGGCAATGCAGTAATCAATGGACCACGACCATAAATCTCACCAGCCACTTTAGCATAGCGTGATACAATCCAAGGACTATACTCCATGCGTCGATACACTAACTCTGTTTTAGATTCTTTGTGAATGACATGATAGCAATAGTCACCACGCTTCTGATCAAATACAGTTGCTTCCACCAACTCCACATCATCTGTCGGTTTATCATCAATCTTCTTTTGTAATTCAGTTGGAATGTCTGCATCAATCCATTGACGCTGGATTGCTTCGCCTTTCATACGAATACGTCGATACACATTATCTACTTGACCATTAGCACCTTCTTCAATAGAGACGAGGTATTGTGGTACAGGAATAAAGTTAATAGGATTAACTTCATCACCGGGTTGTACCATCATGACTGCTGTACCTACAGATAAATCAAGTAAGAACTCACCAATTGCAATATCAAAGTTTGATTGCTTGAGTGTAGAAAATAATCTGTCATTGTAAATGTCTAATGCAGCTTGTGCTTCAGCTTTACGATCTTCAGGAATATCTGGTCCTGGCTCTAGTCGACACCACTTACGTTGTGGAGGAAATATTCCAGATTGCATACGGTTAGCAAATCGTTGTGTAGAGTTGATGGCTGTAGAATCAAACACACGATTCATCTTTTTAGTACCACCGACTTTACCATCGTAATGACCATCGTATAAGTTACGTTGTGGTAGAGCAAACTCATATGCTTCTTCATATAAGTTTCTAAAGTCTTCTTTCTTAATTAATGCTTTCTCATGACGCTTTAACACATCTTCAGCACTTAATCTCATCATGTCTACCATTAGTCATTCTCCATTTGTGATTCTTTTAATAAGGGACGTCCATTTAATCTTTGCTCTAAAATCTTTTCTGCTTCTGCTCTTGTAATGCCTTTTTCTTTAACCATTTCATCACGTAATTTATCTGGATTAGTTCCAAACTTACGCATAAAAAACTCTTTCCACAAGGTTTTATGATCTTCTTGTTTTAACAATTCTCCTGAACTTGTTGATGAACTCCAATGCATTTTATTATCATCATACTCATCTGGTGCTGGTGATAATCCTTCTTTCCATGCTTTACGATAATCGTAATCAGATTTATCAATTTCTGGATCCTCTCCAAACTGTTCTTTATATTCTTTTTTCCACTGCAATACGCTTGGGTTAGATTTCATCCATGATTGAAATTCTCTTTCTTCATCTGGTGAAAGTTTTGTCATCTCTGCCATGATTATCCCTTTTTATGTTTATTTGCAAAGTTACGTGCAGCTTCTTTACTACCAAAACCCCACGCTTGTAATGCTTTTTTTAATCGAGTGGGTCTACCCTTCTCATCTTTTAACGGACCATCCATCCCACTAAAGCGTGCAGCAAAGCTGACACGACGACCATCTGTCCCAGTCTTTTGTGGTCGTTTAAGATTTGATCCTTCAGTTCTTTTAAAGTATTCACGTCCTTTTTCATTTAGTCCACCTTCAGGATTTTGATAAGCTTTCTTTACCATTATTCAGTCCAACTTAATATAATTTCAGCAGCATGCGGATTGTTATTCGTATCTGCATTGGTTAATCTAAATAAGTATGGTGTTAATCCTTTAAGGATAATGTTATTACCACCCACTTCTCCACCACCACCTTTCTTACCTACACCACCTGTTAATATTTCTTGTAAGATTGTTGTTCCTGTTGATGTTATTGTTGGATTAACAATCGCTACACCTTGGCTGGTAATGGTGCTTGCTCTATTGCGATTAATAATCGGTAATGATGTTCCACCACTCACTACGGCATTTTCATACAAGTATCCAATCGCGTCTCCAGCTGATAGTCCTGAGATGGTAAATACTGGATTTAATCCAGATGGAAACGCAATCGCTATATTAATACTTTGTCCAGCTGGTAGTGGATCAGCAAATGTACGTATAAATCCTGTTGAAAAAGCTTGACCTTCAATTAGCCTGACTTGTTCAATATCACGTGTAGAATATGCGTCTCTATATTGTTGCATCTATTTCTTCTTCTTAAATCCAGATAGCATGTGTTGATATGCTTTATCAGAAATAGTTGAATCTTTTTTAGAACGACTAATTCCTTTTTTCTTACGTTCGTTAATGTTGTGATACAAACCTTTCTTTTCCATTAGTATCCTTTTTTCTTTTGACCAGATTCTGACATGGCAATGGCTACTGCTTGTTTACGTGATTTTACTACTGGACCTTGTTTAGATCCTGAATGCAATTTACCTTCTTTGTATTCTTTCATCACTTTACGAACTTTCTTTTTCATCTTATCCATGATTAATCCTTCTTCTTCATTTTCTTTTTAAAGTAATCACGTAATGGATTTTCTTTCATTTTTGCTTTAGTTGTAAAATGCTCACCTTGCAATTCTTCAAACTTTTCAAAATCATTTTCATACAACCATTTCATGTATTTATTTGTTGGAGTACCATCATCTTTAAATTCTGGTTTCATAAAGTTACCTTTCGTCCTAATTGACTTTCAATTCCTAAACCGCCACCCATCCCTGTTCCAAGATCTGGGAGTCCTGTACCGACCATACCACCAGCACCACCAGCTTTTGCTAATAGTCCAGCAGTACCTCGTGTTAATCTTTTACGTGCTGCCGCTGCTGCACCTGTTTCTCTTTTTTCAGCTTCTACCGCTTTTTCAGATGTAGCTTTGTATTTAGCCATAGCTTGTTCCATGGTTCCAGATAACCCTTTTTGCTGTGACGCTAAACGATCAATTTCACGATTAATTAAGTCTCTTGTTTGATCAACTCTATACCAACGTGCATAAGATGGAGAAGTTTGTTTATAAAAATCTGTGCTTTGAACATAACCGTAATAACGATTTAATGCGCCACCGTACGCTTTAGTACTTGCACCCATTGCTGCATTCCAAAGCCTATTTGCTTCTTTATTAATATTAGCAAGACTTTGCACTTTACCAGTTAGTGCATCAACTTCAGATTTTTTAGCTTGATAAGATGTTTCAAATGCTTTTTTAAAGGCTTCTGTATCAGCAAAGCCTTTACCGCCACCCGTAATCTTTAATGCTTCTTGTTCAGATCCTGGATAGACTAGACCCTGAGTGAGAGCTTCTTGATATGATAAGGACTTAGCCATACTAGCCTCCGAGGGTTTGTTCTTCGTCAGTCACACCAAGTTCTGGCATAAAGCGTGCTTCAGACAATAATGATCGTTTACCGCCACGACGTCTTGCTGCTTGTTTTGATGCTAGTTGTTCTTCCATTGTTCTACGTTCTTCTTCTGCTTGTGTACGTAAACGTTCTGTTTCTTTTTGTTGCATTTCAATTTGTTGCTGAGTTTGTGCAATCATCTTGTCTTGTGCAGATGTATCCACCTTTGGCATCTTAGGTGCGCCACCAAATAAACCACCCATTAAGTTCTCCTCATCATATATGTGTTATCTTTATCTGCACTATAAGCAATCATAGTTCCCTCTTCCACAAAACCTAAATGCTTTGCCCAAGATACAGCTCTTTTATCTGTACATTTTACGGTAATTTGCAATCGATGTAAATTAAATAATATCTGACAGCTATCAAAAAATGCAAATGCTCCTTTTGTCATAGCTATTGGGTATCTTCTGGATTCCTGAGTGAATAGTGACCACGCTTCACCCACTCCTTTCCACAAAAACACAATACCAAACACAGCGACAGGAATATTATTAACAAACGCAGTAATACTAGGACCAAGCTGAGACTGGTATTCCAACATGTGGATTCGATCTTCAATCGTAATTGATTGAGATTCATACTCAATAATCCCTTTAAAGTTGATAATATGATCCGAATGAAATGGTAGATAGTATCCATTCTCTAAGTTCGGCAACGCTTTAAGTATATGATCAATGTTGTTTAAAAACATCGAAGTCAGAATTCACTACAGTTTGTGAGATCAATGTGTTTTGTGATAACGCAGATTTAGTCATACGTTTATGTTCGCCACCACCTAATAATAAATATCCAAAGGCATCACCAATGTGTGAATGTTCATTTTTATTTGGACTATCTTTGAATCGTTCTTGACCCGCTCCTACAGAGACTCGTTTAAAATGATAACCTCCGGCTAATGATTTACGTAATCGTTTGCATGCAGTATGTATCATCAGTCCTGGCTTACCCGCAATCAATCGTTGCATGGGTGCTGCTGCTGCCTCTCGTCGTACTTGAAAGTTATTCGATGCAGTCGGTTGTGCGCGCAGTCCTAAGGTCCGTAAGTAATCAAATGCCGTCACTTCATAGATAGCATCCCGTTGCATACCCGCTGGGTCACCCCAGACTAGCACTTGTGCTTTGGGATACTTAGTATTAATTTCAGCGAGCAGCTGTTGACCAAATCTTTCTAAACCCATATCTTCTGTCACAATCTCATGTAAGATCACCCAACGCCCATTGTTGAGTCTTTGCCCAATCGCAGCGGCTGGTGTTAAACCAAAGTCAAGACCAATATGAATCGGTAAGTTTGGATCGTAATCCACATCTGCACTACTCATCATCTGATCATTGTATTCTGTCCAGACAGGTCTACCTTCTTGAACGTAAGTGTATTTACCTTCTGCATAACATCGAATCCAATCGAGGTTCTTACCGCCCAACATCTGATTGTAATACCCTGATGGTAAGTTATTCACGTTCTCGGCTTTAG